TGCCATTTAGCCTTATTTCGCCACCGTTACCACTTTCAAATATTTCTATGTCCGTCATAAGTTACCCCCCATCATTGTAGTAGTTCCTTTAACCGCTATACCTGCCGTTGCCGCTACATTAACATTGCTCGGCATATTGTTGTAAGATAACTCAATCTTTTCTTTTTTGCTGCTTTCTTGTATTCTTTCATACAATGTATTTTGCTCTGTAACCTTGCTGCTAACTGCTGGCATTGTTGCCCCTTCTTTTTCAGGTGTATATGTACCCATATTGGTGCGGAATACCTCAATAGCCATCTTTCCATTCTTAGCCCAATCAGCCCCCGTTATCTTGGCTATAATTGACAGTATTGCCTGTAGTGGTGCTAATACCACATCTAATAACACCTTTCCAATTTCTTTTATAGCACCCAATATACCCCCAACCTTAAAAGCCTCTCTAACTTTATCCCAATGTTGCACCAATTTAACAATAATGTATATTAGTGCCGCAATGCCTGCAATTATCCAAACAACTGGGAAACCGTAAAAAGCAGTATTCAATAACCATTGTGCCGCCTCCGCTATTCCTGATGCTATAGCCAATGCATATAACCCCCCTTCAGTAGCAAGTAAAGATGTGGCATATGTGCCATTTGTTATAGTTGCTATGCCTGCCGCAATTTCATAGGCAAATGTCCATGCTGCCGCTGCCTTAGACACCAATGATATACCCCATATAGCCGCCTTAACACCTATTAAGATACCCAATAATGGTACAGCTATATCTAATATCCATCCCATGTTATCAGCAAGCCAACCTAAAAAACCACTTGCTATTTTTAATCCAAAACTTGTTTTTTGCAATGTAGTTATATATGTAACAAATGTATTTACAGTTTCGGCTAGTTTATTCCTTAGCGTATTAGTATTTTCATTCGCCATTCGGGTAGCCTCACCTACTGAATCAACCTTACTAATGTAGTCAGGCAATAAAGACGCATTTTGAAGTAATCCAGTTGCTAATGCAAGGTTTTCTTTACCAAATACTTGCATTACAGCAGATGTGTCACCCGATATTTTAGATAACTCTTTAAGCCTTTCCGCAAAGGGAACTGATGTATTAGATACTTTGTTTACATCTACACCGTATTGCCTCATTACTTCAAGAGCTTTAGGGGTTATTGCCCCCTCACCCTTAGCCATTTCGGAAAGTATATTTCTTAGTTTAGTACCCGCCTCTGCACCCTTCTCAAACTTACTCACCAACTCAATAGCAGCAATAGACTCAAGTGGACTTACATTTATGTTTGCTGCAACTGTACCAAATTTCTTTAAAGCCTCCTGAGTATCATTAATTTCACTACTACCAGCAACACTACCAGCCGCAAGCATTTCAACTAACTTACCTGCACTTTCAGCACCTTTGCCGTATTGATTTAATATGTCAGTTACTGCCTTACCTGCCGCCTCTGTTTCCATCCTTGCCGCCTTGCCTAATAATATACTTGCCTTAGTAACATCCGATAAGTCCTTAGCATTTTCCAATAATTCAGGCATGTTATTAGCAATCGAACCAAATGCCTTTACTACATCTACGGAACTTTTTTTACTTTCTTTTGCTACCTCCGCAATCTGCAATTTAAAGCCCTCAAATTGCTCACCTGTTGCACCCGTTAACGCTTTTAAATTAGCTAACTCATCCTCATAATCAAGTATAGATGTGGCACTAAATGTAATAGCTTCTGCCGCAGTAGCTACCGTAGCTATGCCTTTTGCATAATCAACTACCTCATTTGTCTTTTCACCAAACGAAGGTAACATTTTATTAAACGCCCTATCTGCCCTTGCAGCAGCTACCTCGGCATTACGTGCAAAACCGCTAACAGAACTATTCATAAGCTTGAATGGTGCTGTTAGCCTGTCAACTGCCGTAAATATCGCTGGTATGGTTAATGCTGCTATGTTCATTTACTTCTTTTTTGTTTGTGCTTTTATCTCCTCATTAACCGCCACAATATCCTCATACCAATAATATAGCCCCCGAAAATCCCAATTATCTAAAAAAAGCCCACCTATTACGGCAGGCTTCCAATGATGCTCTCTGACTACTGTCTTTATAGCGTTGTTTATGTCTTCGGGGTTTATTGAAAAAAAGATAAAATAACACTTGGCACTTCCAAATCTTTCATATCCAATTTCTTAGCCAATGCCACCGATATACCTGTTGCACTTGAAATCATAATACAAGTTGTTGTAAATGCGTCTGCGCTACTTTCTAACTTACCCTTCGAAATTAAACCGTCTACTTTAATCCTATTAGCATATACCAACTCTTCATAATTTGGTAGTGGCTCTTCTAGTTTTTGAACTGGGTTACCTTGCTCATTAAACCTAACCTCACCATACATTACCATTTCAATTAGCTTGTTAATCTGCTCCGTTTTACCATCACGCTTACGTGGTGCAATACGCATAGTTTCAAGCCATTTACTTACCTCTTCTGTTGCTGTGTCTTTGTTAATTTGTGTGTTCATATACTTAATTATAGTTTGATTAATTGACCTGCACCTGACATTTTAATTGTCATTGTAGCAGTATTGGTAGCGTCTTGGATATCGCCAACAAACGTACCTGTAGCACCCATTGTAACGCCCGATGCAAAGGTATAAGTAAAGTTAGCTTCTAGTGGACTAGCTGCCACCGCTACTATCTTCTGCATGTCCTCAGCTACATTATCATCACTTGATATAGTAGCCTCAAACATCCACCTAAAACGATTTTTAATGATGATGTTTTGACCGCCACCATCTAAGCCGTTAGTATCATCATTATTACGGAAACCACCCAAATCACGAGTAGCGTCTTCATTACTTTTAGCACGTAGAGAAAATACCCCTACCGTATCATGTGCTACCGATATATCGACAATATCACCACCTATTACTGCCATTGTATAATTATTTTATAGTTTGTATTATTCTCCGAAATATGAATTAGCAAATGCCATTGTACTTGATATGTTAGCTACACCTGTACGCTCATAAGCAAACTCGGTATCTAAACGATTTGGATTAGTAGAATTTACTACAACTGTAGTATTTTCTATCATGTAGCTAGCCCTTGCAATCAACGCCCTACGCTCAAACTCATTCGCTAATGCTGCAAGTAGTTGTTTCCATTTTTTAGGGGTAATAGTATTACCTACCGCTACCTGCGCTCCATCGCTAGTTATAACCTTGTCAACTACATATAGCAATTCTCTAAGGTAGTAAGCATAACGGATATTCCAATCAACAAACAAATCACGTACAAATCTAAACTTAGGGTCTGCATCGCCTATAGGTCTGTAAGTCGTTACCATGTCTTGTATCTGATAAACACCTGCAACCAAATCAACTGTAGAACAACCTAATTTAACGATTGCATCACGTTCGTTATATTCACTCATCACACCTATCACACCGTCTGAAGGTACTGGCATATCAGGGTAATTTAACCCACCTGCACCGATATGCGGATTGCTTTGCGCTATTGGTGCATACAATGCTACCATGTTTGCAGCCGCCTCAAAATCAAACCCTTTACTATTTGGTGCTGGTGAAATTGCTATTGTGCAATTATTACGCCTTGCACTTGTAAGGCTTGATGGATTAGCCAATGTGCTACCTGTAAATACTGTAGCTGGGCGCATTATAATACCTGTATAGCGACCTGTTGGGGCTGTCTGTGAAGGTATGCCGTTCCATGTTTCAAACGCTGATAATGTAGTACTATCGCTGCCTATTGCATTGATAATCATATTATCCCAACGATTACCAATCATTGCAAGTGCTGCCGTTACTGATGGTGTGCCACTTGCTGCAGTTGTTTGTGCTACTGCATACGTTATACCTGCCGCATCTCCGTTTGTATCTACGCTCAATTCAAATGCTGATGACAATCCACGCCACTTAGCAGCTAAATTACAGAGTGTTACTGGACTGTCAAGCGTTGCATTTACTGGTACATTCAAAGAACTGCCAACCATATCAAATATCTTTGCTGATATGTCTGCTGGCGTATCTCCTGTTTCAATGTTTATATCATAACGTACGTCTGTAGCCCTTCTACCTGCAATAACAATCGTATGTGTTACATTGCCTGTAGCCGTTCCTGTTGGTGTAATTGACTTAATGTTATTAGCACTACCTACCGCTTTTTCAATAGGGTAAACTATTGTAGGAATACCACCAACACCACCATTTTGAGGGCGCAAAATTGACATTATGCGATGTGCTGGCGAACCATAACCAAACAAATCACCTGCCTGCTGTGCCGATGTTACAGTATAAGGTACTGTAAAATCAAAGCCGCTTTCATTTTGCTGATTTATTTGGCTTAATATGGCTATTGATATTGGCAAGTTAGCAGATGTGGTAGCTTTATTGCCTGCACTAACATTATAGCCGACTACTCTACTTAACCTTTCTGCTCCT